AATTGGTCATTACAAATCTACGACCGAGCACGGAACACGAAACAGGACCCAGTGGATTTATATAAGAAACAAGATCGTAAAGAAGTAAGACTAGCACAGTTTCAATCTATTGTTACCGCATACGAAAATTTTAAAACTTTTGAAACAGCACCAGGGGTTAGAGAAAAAGATCGATTAGATTTTACAGACATGATCCAAAAATTTATTGAGGAAGGTAAATGCCCTAAGTTAAAAGTTTTAATGGTTGATGAAGCTCAGGATCTTACACCCCTACAGTGGGATTTAGTTATTAAGTTATCAGAACATACTCGTAAAGTTTACTTGGCTGGCGATGATGATCAAGCGATTTATGAATGGAATGGTGCAGATGCAGATTTCTTTATACATTTTCCAGGTAAGGTAAAAATTTTAAAACATTCAAGACGAATTCCAGATCGAGTGCATTACTTCTCACAGTTGTTAATGTTACCAGCTGAAGGATTTAGACAAGAAAAAGAATTTAACGCACGTGAGTCTGAAGGATCTATAACTACATATACATCACTTAAACATATTGATTTCAATTTAGATGAAAGCTGGATGATTTTATCTAGGATACGTAAAGTCAAAGAAGAAGTTGAACAAGATCTATATGACATGGGTGTCTACTTTCAGGACGTACAAGGCCGTAAATCATTTAAGATGGAGCAATGGCAAGCTATTAAAGCTTGGAAACATCTGATGGAAGGTGGCTCAGTCACGAGAGAAGAAGCATGTATCATGTATCACTACATACAAAACATTGACCACGGCTACCGGTCAGCGGACAGTCAAAAATGGAATTTTGCACATCCCAACCAACCGTTTAATTATGATGAACTACAATTAAGAGCTGGATTACAAGAACCAAAAGCAGACTGGGTGAATGCATTTAAAATAAGATTTAAAGATAAGGAAAAAAATTATTTGATAAGATTAATTAATTCTGGAGTAAATTTAGACGAATCATCTAAGATTATTGTAGACACGATTCATGCTGTAAAAGGTGGAGAAGCAGATAATGTAGTTATGCTGTCTAAATCAAACTGGCCATCCCACTACGAAAAAAAGAATTTACAAGAAAAAATTAAAGAACTTAGAGTTTGGTATACTGGTGTAACAAGAACAAAAAAAGCTTTACATTTGATCAATACTGATCATAAATATCATTTTCCTTTGGGTAAATTTTTTAACAACTATAAGGCAAACTATGAGCACAAAATCAGACATGGAGAAAGCGTTCCCTTCTAGTAGACAAGAAGGTGGATCGCATTATAAATTAAAAATACAACCTTTTACATTTATTACAGAAAATAATTTGTCTTATTTTCAGGGCAACGTCATTAAATATGTCGTTAGATATTTAAATAAAAATGGAATAGAAGATTTAAATAAAATTATTCATTACTGTGAATTAGAAATTGAAAGACTAAGAAACAGCAAGGATAAGTAATGGAATTGTACCATCGTCCAATTAAAGAAGTTTTAACTTATGTTGCTTACAAAGCAAAAGGTAAAGTTTTAGAACTTGGACCAGGAGATATTCCTTTTACTAAAGCCACAGAGTTTTGCGGACATAGTTCAGAAGAAGAAAAAAGGTTATCTGGTAAATATAAAGTATGTGATTTTTCAAATCAAATGTTACCCTATAAAGATAAAGAATTTGATTTTGTTTATGCAAGACATGTTTTAGAAGATTTAAATAATCCAGTAAATTTGTTAAAAGAGTGTAGCCGAGTAGCTAAAAGTGGTTTTTTTGAAACACCTTCGCCTTATGTTGAAATTCAGACAGGCATTGAGTCAGAAAAAAGCAAGCATAAAGGATACCATCATCATTTTAGTTTTATATGGACTAATGGAAATGAAATAAACATTTTACATAAATATCCAATTGTAGAGCATATAGAATATAATTTAGATAAAGAATTTGTAAAAGATCCTTTTACTTGGAATAATTATTTTATGTGGGAAAACGATTTTAATATAAAACATTGGAGACATGAAGTTAACTTTAACACAATAAAAGATTATCCTAATTTAATCCTACAAGGTGTTAACCAGGGACTACAGCATTCAATAAAATTTAAAAGTGAAGTATTAAAACATGAAGCCATTTGAAGTTGACACTAACTTATTAAAGAGACTAAAACAAATTGGTTTACAATTAAACCATATTGTAGATGTTGGCTGTCACCAAGGTAAGTGGACTGAAAAAGTTAAATTAGAATATCCTGATGCAAGTTATTACTTAGTAGACAGTTCAAATACACATCAAGAAAAGCTACAGTCGTTAGGTAATTTTATTCATGCATATGTAGGACAACATAAAGAAAAAAGAGAATATTATTCAACTGGTAATAACAAGGATGAAACTGGCAACTCATTATATAAAGAAAATTCTAATGTGCCTTTTGATACTAAAACTGTTTTAACTGAACCTTTAAAACATATTTTGCCAGATATAGTTTATGATTACATCAAAATGGATGTTCAAGGTGCGGAACTTGAAATTGTTGAAGGCTCTTTAGATTTATTTAAAAAAACGAAATGGGTTCAATTAGAATGTCCTGTGTTTCATAATAATGCTGGGTCACCTAAATTCGAACACTATATTAACTACATGGCAAATAGTGGATTTAGAGTATTTGACATTGATAGTATTTTCTATAATTACAGACTAATGGCAGTTGATTTTTTATTTGTTAATAAAGATTTACCAGCGCAATTACCAACCGAAGGAGATAAATTAATTTATAACCATCATGACACATCAGCTTAATTTTGTATTTCAAGAATCAGATTGGGTATGTCCAAGCGAATATCCAGATCTATCGCATGCAGACGCAATTGCAATTGACTTAGAAACCAAAGATCCAAACATGAAGACATTAGGCCCAGGATGGCCTAGATTTGACGGAGGTATTGTAGGTTTTGCTGTTGCTACAGCTGGTCAGCAATATTATTTTCCAATACATCATGATGCTGGTGGTAATATGGATGAAGGTATAACAGTTGCATATATACAAGATTTATTAAAATTACCTTGCCCTAAAATATTTCATAATGCTCAATACGATGTAGGTTGGTTAAAAATAAACGGTTTTGAAATTAACGGTAGAATTATTGATACTATGGTTGCTGCTGCAGTTATAGATGAGAACAGATATTCATATTCATTAAACTCACTTGGATTTGATTTACTTGGTGAAATAAAATCAGAACAGTTTCTAAAAGACAAAGCAAAAGAGTGGGGGATAGATCCTAAAGCAGACTTATGGAAAATGCCAGCTGGTTATGTAGGACATTATGCTGAACAAGATGCTGCATTAACCTATAAACTTTGGCAACATTTTAAACCTATAATTGTTAAAGAAAACTTACAAGATGTCTTTGATTTAGAAATGGAGCTCTTGCCTCTTTTAATAGAGATGAGAATGACAGGTATTAGAGTTGATTTAGATAAAATTAAAATTCTTAAAAAAGATTTTGTATCAGATGAAAATAAAATACTTAGAGAAATAAAAGATATTACCGGGATGAGTGTTGATATCTGGGCTAATAGATCTGTTGCAAAAGCATATGATCATTTAGGAATTGATTATCCATTATCAGAAAAAGCAAAAGAACCAAGCTTTACTTCTAACTGGTTGCAAAACTCAGAACATAAGCTTTCAAAGTTAATTAGAAATGCAAGAGAAGTAAATAAATTTCATTCCACATTTTTAGATGCTATTGAAAGATATTCTTTTAAAGGTCGTATTCATTCTGAAATACACCAGTTAAGATCAGATGGTGGTGGCACCGTTTCTGGAAGATTAAGTTATTCAAACATGAACCTTCAACAAATACCAGCACGTAATAAAGATTATGGAGATAAGATAAGAAGTTTATTCTTACCTGAAGAAGGAAGACAGTGGGGATCTTTTGACTATTCACAACAAGAACCAAGATTAGTTGCACACTATGCTGCAAGTATTGATGCTGGGTTTTCTGGTGTAGATGAGTTTATTAAATCATATCAAAATGAGTCTGCAGATTTCCACCAGTTGGTTGCAGATATGGCTGGTATACCAAGAAGCGCTGCAAAGACAATTAACTTAGGTATTTTTTATGGTATGGGTAAAAACAAATTGTCTAGAGAATTAGGTATTTCAAAAACTGATGCTGAACAATTACTACAGAGGTATGATAGTCGAGTTCCTTTTGTTAAAAAATTAGCAAACGAAGTTATGGCTTCCGCAAGTAAGTTTGGATTTATTAGAACTATTAAAGGTCGTAAGTGTAGATTTAATATGTGGGAGCCAAAAGATTTTGGTGTGTATACGCCAGAGAAGTTTGAAAATGCTGTAGCTAAATAT